GAGCCGGTCGTGGCAGGAGCGGGAAGCCCCGGCGCTGAGGAGCCGCCAGGTGAAAGACCGAAGTGGTCCTTCACCTGGCTCCTGCGCGTCCAGCGGGTCGGCCGGAACCGTCGCCCGCCCATGACGCTCCCTGGTGACGGCCCGCAGACACCGAGGGGATTCGCACGGTGGTTCCCTTGGGCGGTGCTCCTGCTCCTGCTCATGGAGGTGGCTGTGCTGGTGTGGGCGGGCATCCTGCCCCGGTAGCGAGAAATGCCTGATCGGGGGACACTGGATGGAGCCGAACCCCCATTCGGTCAGCGGCTCGCCCTGACCCCTCAGTGTTCCCCAGCGCTGGGCTTCTGGCCGTCAAGGCGGGCCGCGCTTCCGTGTTAGATTCTTCTCGCCGCGCCAAACCACCGAAAGGCATCATGCGTCACCGAGACCTTCCCCGCCTCACCCCACGCTCAGACATGGCGACCATCGCCAACCGTGTCGCCGCCGTGTTCGTCGGCATCATGGGCCTCTGCGTGGCAGGGCTTCTCGCCTACGCCATCACCCTGTTCTCGTGATGTGAGCGGCGTGATGCCCTGCCGGGGGGACTGGGGAAGGCAGGGCATCGCGCCGAACATCTCAATGAGGAGGGCCAATGGCGAACCGATCCAAGGCGAAGGGGTCGGCGTTCGCCCGGCTCATCGCGGACTACCTCGCGGACGCGCTCGGCGACGACCGGATCGACCGCAGGGTCGAGACCGGCGCGGCCGACAAGGGCGACATCGGGGGCCTGCGACATCGCGGCCACCGGCTCGTGGTCGAGGCGAAGAACCACGCCCGGATGGAGTTAGGCCAGTGGCTCAAGGAAGCCGTGGCTGAGGCTGGGAACGATAAGGCGCTGGCGGGCATCGTCGTCCACAAGCGCCGGGGCTACGCCAAGGGCGGCGACCAGTACGCCACCCTGCGGCTGTCCGATCTGGTGGCGATCCTGGCGGTGTCGGACCCCCCGAGTAAACTTGGGTTAGCCGAACCGGAAGGCCACTCATGAACACCGCACCACTGACCGATGCCGTCCCCCGCAGGGGAGCCGCCTACGACCGCTCCCGCCCCGAGACCCGCGCCGCCTGGGCCGATCAGCGCATCGGCGGCATCACCGCCACCGACCTGCGCGACTGGGGCCAAGGCTCCAAGCGCAGGGCCATCATCACCGAGAAGGTGACCGGCGAAGCCGACTTCACCTCGAACGTCTACTGGGAGCACGGCGCGCACCGCGAGCCGATGATCGCCGCCTGGGTCGAGGCCAACTTCGGCATCTCGCCCTGCTCGAACGTCTACTCCCACCACGACAATCCGAGGCACCTCGCATCGCCGGACGGCGTGAGCCTCGACCCGTTCACCGGCGCTCTGCTCGTCGGCGGCGTGGACGCGGCGCTGTGTGAAATCAAGTGCTCGCTCCACGACCTGACGCCGGGGCCGATGGATGCCGCGCGCTACGTCTACCGGATCGACAACGGCACCGCGTTCGACAAGGCGAACTACTACACGCAGATTCAGTGGCAGATGTACGTGATGAACGCCGTCGTGACGCTGTTCGTCTGGGAGCAACACGACGGCCGGGTGGACCCGGAGACCGGCCACTTCACGCCCATTGCCCCGCCTGACTGGTGCTGGATTCCGCGCGACCAGGCGTTCATCGACGTGCTGGTGAACAACCTGGCCCCGAAGGCGTTGGAGGAGATTGACGCCGCCCGGCTCGCCGCGCTCGGCGACCTGCCCCCGGCGAGCGACCTGCCGACCGAGGAGGCCATTCTGGTCGCCCAACTCCTGAACGCCCGCGACGCCGAGGCGGTCGCCATCGCCGCGAAGAAACAGGCGTGGGATGCACTCGTGGCGCACTACGTCGGGGAGGGCAAGCCGGACCTCAGCCTCGACGCAGGATTCGCTCAGATTACCGTCAGCACGACGCACTCCACTCGCAAGATCGTGGACGAGGAGGGGATGGCAAAGAGGCGTCCGGCGCTCGTCCGGGACTACGAGAAGTTGCGCCAGGACTTCACCACCATCGAACCCACCAGTTCTCAGCGGCTCACCGTCACATCTCGGGATGTCTGACCCCACTGATAGACTTGGGCTAAGCCCAACCGACTCCACGAAAGGCATTCCATGACCGACGACTCTGCCCCCACGACGGGCAACCTGGCTACGGCGCTCGCCGAGTTCCAGAAGAATCTGCCCTCTGTCGCCAAGGGCCAGACGGCCCGCATCCCCGGCAAGGATGGCAAGCAGGGCTACAACTACGACTACGCCGACTTGACCGATGTGAGCCAGGCTGTGATCCCGGCGCTCGCCGCGCAGGGCCTCGCCTGGACGACCGCGCTGGACATGGCTGAGAACGGCAACCTCGTCATCCGCTGGGCGCTCATGCACGGCGCATCTGGCGAAAGCCTGACAGGCACCGTGCCGGTCGGCCGCGCCGGTGAGCAGTGGCAGACGCTCGGCTCGGCGATCACCTACGCCCGGCGCTACGCGCTCATCGCGGCGACCGGCGTGGCTCCCGGTGGCGACGACAACGACGGCGCAGGCGCGACCGCAGGCGCGGCTCCTGACCGCGACCGTCAGCGCCCCGCTCCCCCGGCTCCCATCGAGCGGCCCGCCGCCAACCTCCCTGTCGGCCTCTACGACCTCGCCACGCTGACGAACCGCGAGGCCACGCTGGCGATGTACCGGATGGGCAAGGCGGCAGGACATCTCGGCCTCATGGTGGGCGTCGCCGACGAGGACGGCACGATCACCAGCATGGAGTTCGGCCAGTACCTCATCGACCTCGGCAAGAAGTTCGCCGAGACCGAGCCGGACCCGGCTGAGTCCGCCGAGGAAGCCGAGCGGCGCGCTGTCGCCGAGCACGAGGCGCAGATGGCCGCTGAGGCTGGTGGCCCGGCATCGCCCGAGGACACGGACACGCCATGACCGATGTTTCACGTGAAACGCTCAACCCCGTCCAGGTCGAGGAGGCCATTCGGGAGGCGGTGAACGAGGTGAGCAAGGGCGTGGTGGAGTACGCCCGCGTGCTCACCCAGTTCCAGGACGCCGAGCGGGCGTTCGACCTGGCGTGGGCGCATTCCTACATGGGCCGGACTGGTCCGGTGGAGGAGCGCAAGCAGGCTTCGGTCATCGCCACCATCACCGAGCGGGAAGCACTCGACATCGCGCGCGTCGCATTCAAGTACGTGGACAAGCGGCTCCGCGCCGCTGAGTCCCGGCTGTCGGCCTACCAGACCCTCAGCAAGTCCGTGATGGCGATGTACGGCGCGGCCGGGGTGTCCGAATATTGACGATGAGCGAGCGCGAGTTCACCATCCGCCTGACCGGGCCGCAGTACCGCGCAGTGTCCAAGGCCATGACCGAGCGGCTGTACGAACTGGACGAGCCAGGGGCCAAGCAGGAGCGAGCGTGGAATCAGATTCAGGCCGGGTGGAACAGGAGCGACCTATGACCGCGTGGTTCCACCGCGCCTGCTCACACAGCGCCGCCGACATTGAGGCGGACGGCTTGGTGATCCGGCCGCACTACCAGCAGATGCTCGGCACCCGTCTGTCCTGGTTCACGTTCGACCGTGGTGCGTCGGCGCAGGCGCTCGGCCTCGCCAGCCACCGCATCATCTCGTGTGACCGCATGGAGCGGCTGTTCGAGGTGGTCGAGGAGGATCGGCACCTCATCGTGCCGTGGGCGTCGGTCTCCCGGCAGTTCCAGATGGGCACCTACCTCGAAGCCACGAAGGGCACTCGCCCCGGCGTCTGGGGGGTGGCGTTTGAGGAGGTCAGAGTCGTGCCCCATGAGTGAGGGTCCAGTCCCCGCCGCCCTGCGGGCGCAGTGCATCGAGCGTGATGGCAACCGATGCGCGAAGTGCTCGGGCTGGTCGGCCGCGGGGATGAATCTGCATCACCGGCAACTGCGCTCGCAGGGTGGGAAGAACACCGCCGCCAACCTCATCTCGCTCTGCGGCTCGGGGACCACGGGCTGTCACGGCTGGGTCCACGCACACCCGGCGAAGGCGAGAGACCTCGGCTTCATCGTGCCGTCGTGGGCGGACCCGGCTGAACAGCCGGTGCGGACCTGGCACGGCCTGGTGCTCCTCACCGACGATCCAGCCGAGCCGATGCGCAGGCTCGCCGCATAATCGGCCACCGTCAAGGCCACGTTGACCGCTCAGCGCCGATCTGAGGCGTTCGGGCATGGTGAGGCGGGGCGAGGGGTCCGATGCGTTAGACGG